GCACGGTGACGCTGAGCATCACCTGGTACAACTCCTCCGGCACGCTGCTCTCCACGTCGTCCGGCACCGGCGTAGCGGACACCACGACGGGCTTCACTGTCGCGTCCGTCGTCGCCGTCGCCCCGGCGTCGTCGGCGTTCGCCTCGCTCAAGGTCGCCTACAACACCGCCGCCACGTCCGAGCTCCACTACGTCGACACCGGGTTCTTCGAACAGTCCACAACGGTGGGAACCCCATTCGACGGGGACAGTGTCGACGCGGCCGGGGTCATCTACGCGTGGACCAGCACCCCCTACCAGTCGACGTCGACGGCCACCACCTACACCCCGGCCATCTCGCTCGCGTCGAGCTCCTCGCCCTGCCCGAACGTGGTCATCACCCTCACCGACATCACCCCGACGGACAACACCGTCAACATCTGGCGGACAGCGGACGGAACCCGCACCGCCGTGCGCGGCACCCGGGGCCTGACCGTGAACGGCTCCAACGCCGTCACGGACTTCGAGGTGCCGCTGGGGCGGACCGTCTCCTACGACCTCGAAGTCGTCACCGGGATCAGCGCCGGCGTGATCACACCCACCGCGACCATCACCGTGAACTCCCCCACGGACTCCCTCGGGAAGCCGACATGGTGGATTCAGGACCCGCTCGTGCCGAGCTCGGCGATCGCCCTGTCCGTCGCCCGCGGCGACAAGAGCAGGCCGTACCTCACCGCCGCCGCAGTGAAGGCGCTCGAATACAGCTCCGATGTGACCATCATCCCGATCGCCGGGTCCTCGCAGCCTGTCGCGATCGGAGGTCAGCGGCTCATCGCCCAGAACGTCCCGTTCGACACGTTCACGAACACGGTGCAGACCACCACGAACCTGCGGAACCTCCTGCAGCAGACCGCCGTGCTCCTCATCCGGCCGCCCGGGGTGCGGAACGACGGCGTGCCAGGCCTGTTCTACACGGCCGTGCCGAAGGTCGTCGAGAAGCCCGTTACGGTCGCGTTCGGAGGGACCCTGACCCAGTGGCAGATCACCGGTTCAGGGGTCGCGGCACCGACGGCGTCGCTCCTCGTCCCCGTCTGGACCTACGGGTCAGTTCAGGCCCTCTGGGCCACCTACCAGCAGGCCCAGACGACCCTCGCCGCCAAGACGTACCTCGACGTCCAGAAGTCACCCACCGGCGCCTAGGAGGACCCATTGAGCTCGACCGCGGTCCTGTTCGCGAACTACACCCTCACCGCCAGCACACAGGACCAGGGCAGGCTCATCAGCTTCGGACAGGACTGGATCGGTGTCGGCCTCATCGTCTCGGCGGTGTCCGCCGGGGCGCAGGCCGCGTTCAAGCTGCAATGGTCCTCGGACGCCGTGAGCTGGACGGACGACCCGACAGCGTTCGCCACCGTCACGGCCGCCGGACCGTTCGTGGGGAAGTTCCCGATCAGGAACCTCTACTGGCGGCTCGCGGCGACCCTCACCGGGGCAAGCCCGTCGGTGACCTGCTCGGCTGCGGCAATCTACTGAGGAGGCCGGGTGCGCCCCATCGACACGAACACCCTCGCCGCCCTCAAAGGCTCCCGCACCGGGGACCAGCTCATCGTCTGGTCCTGGTACAACGGGCAGCCCGCGTGGCCTGAGCCGCTGAAGATCGCGAGCTGGTCGGCTACGTGGGACGACTCGCGGGCCGGGAACCTCTCCCTGACCGTTGAGGACCAGACGAACAAGCTGGCCCCGTGGCTACTGTCCGACCCGCTCGGCGTCGGCGGCGCGCGGCTGCAGTGCATCTACCAGGTCGGCGGCGCCGGGACGGTGAACCTCGACTGGCACCGGGTCGCCCGGTCCAAGCCGGCGCAGCGGTGGGCGTCGTACACGATCACGGACAGCGGGGTGGTCACCCCGAACTCCCCCGTGGCGCCCGGCAAGCGCATCGTGCAGGTCCCCATGGGCGCCAGCATCGCCGTCACTGCGAACGACCTCTCGCTGATGGTCGCCAACGACAAGTTCATCGCCCCCGAGTCCCCGGTCGGGGCGTCCCCGACGGTGGTCGGGGAGATCAAAAGGCTCCTGCAGGACAGGGTCCCTGTCGTGGTCCTCTCGGGCGTGACGGACACGGCCGTGAACACGACGCTGGTCTACCAGCAGCAGGCCGACCGGTGGGCCGCCGTAGAGGATCTCGCCGCCCACATCGGCGCCGCCGTGCGCATGAACGGCGACGGCCAATGCGAGGTCTACCCCATCACCAGCGCCTCGGTCGCTACCCTGATCGGCGGGCCCGAGGGCCTGCAGGTCAGCGTGGACACCGAGCAGGACTATGACGGGACCTACAACTTCTTCGTCGCCGACGGCACCGCCACCGTGAACGGCCAGTCCCAGCCGATTCGCGGCACAGCCCAGATCACCGGCGGGGAGCTGGCCTTCGCCGGGCCCCACGGCCGGTACCCGAAGTTCTACTCCTCGACGATGCTCACCACGCAGGCGCAGGCCGACGCGTACGCAGCACAGATGCGCGACACACAGATCGCCGGGCTCACCACCGACCTCTACGTCGAAGCGCTCCCGCAGCCGCACCTGCAGATCGGCGACTGGGTCACCATCCCGACGCCGCGGACCGACGGGATGGCCCCACTCCTGACGGGCCGGATCATCCACATGGAACTCAAGGGGACGCAGACCACCGTCGACAGGATGAACCTGACTGTGCGCTGCAACTACGCGGACGTGCGCACGGCCCTCACCTCAGGCACCAACTACACCATCGCGGGGCCGATCACCCGCAGCTGACAGGGGGCCTGCATGCTCGAGCACGTCGGGATCCCCGTCCAGTATTTCCTCGACAGAACCGCTCAGCTACCCACCCGCCTGCAGGGGATCATGGTCGCGGCGTCCGCCGGGTCGAAGACCCTGGCGGTGAACGTCAACGGGAACATCATCCCTGCCCGCTACTACGACGGCGTCACTGTCCAGGCGGGCGACCCGGTCGCGGTCGAGTTCGTCGCCGGCACCCAAGGGCAGGCCGAGGCGTGGGTCACCGCGCGGCTCGCCCCCCGCCCGAGGCCCGCGCAGGGCACCGTCACGACCGTCCCGCCGGCGTCGTCCACGATCACCGTCACCGGCAGCGACGGGGTCGCCTACACGGCGGGGTTCGCGTCGACGTACACCCCCGCGGTCGGGGACAACGTCATCCTCTCGTGGAGCATGGGCATCCCGAACGCCATCGCGAAGGTCGGGTACACCCCGGCCCCGGCACCGGTCGCGGTGGTGTCCGCGCCGCCGCCGCCGACCTCGACGGGCACGAACTACTACGCCGCCGTCGACACCTCCACCTACTGGGGGCCCGGCGGCTGGGACTCGTGGGCTGGCGGCAACAGCGTCTACCAAGGCGATTACGGCTCCGGCCCCCTGACCGGCGCGTGGTTCTATGGCGGCTCACCCACCGAGCTCGCCGGCCGCACCGTCACCGGGATCAGGTTCACCCTCGGGGCACGCAACGGTGCCGGCGCATCCTCCTCCCCCGTGACGGTGAACCTGTACACCCACACCTCCGCGCGCCGCCCGGGAGGCAACGTCACCCTCGCCGGGGCATCGACGACCGTCGTCGCCCAACCGTGGCAGGGCGGCGTCGTGTACGGGCTCCCCACCAGCTTCGCAACCGACCTCCTCAACGGGGGCGGGATCTGCATCACCGGCGGCGCGTACGCCGGGTTCAAGGGACGCAACCTGCAGGCCGACTCAGGCCTCCTCGCCATCGATTGGAGCCGCTGATGTCGCAGACGCGCTGGAACAAGGCCAAGACGATCGTCAACAGCGACGCCTACAACCTCGCCACCGACCTCGCCACCGAAGCCGACACCCTCAACGTCGTCGTCCCCGTCGCCTCCGACTCGGAGGAGTCCGGGCTGACACCTCCGCAGGGCAAGTACGCGGGCATGCTCGACGTCCGCACTGACCTCGCAGGCCTCCCACTGAAGGTCTACGACGGGTCGGCGTGGAAGTGGGGTTCCCGCATCGAGCGGGTCTTCTGCACGACCACCGACAGCACCTGGGCGTACAACGTCCTGCTCACCCGGTTCACCGAGCCGGGCGGGGGGCTGGCTGTGAGCTGCGCTTTCATCGTGGCGCGCACCGGCGGCGGCGCGTTCTCGGTCCCGACCGGGTCGTGGACGGCCCTGTTCGCCTCGCTCATCCCCTCCGGCTGGCGGCCGAACGACGCCGTCTACACGTGCGGCGGGTTCGACTTCAACGGCTCGGGGGCAGTCCTGCTGCGATTCGAGACGACGGGGAACGTGTCCGCGCAGGGCGTCACGGGCTCGGTGAACATGGGGACCCCGACGAAGCTGTCCGCGTCCGCGAACTGGAGCATCTGATGAGCGGCGTGGACGA